TACCGACGATGAATATACTGATCGTATTACACAATTTAATCCTGTAACGGAAGAGGTAGAACGAATATGCAATTTGATTCAAAAGCACCAACAGGATTGATGGTAGGACGATACCAACCATGGCACAAGGGACATCGTACTTTATTTGAACAGATTTTGGAAAAAGAAGGACAGGTATGTATCTGTATTCGTAATACGCAAGGTACCAGTGAAAAAGATCCATTAAGTCCATTTGATGTGGCGGATCGTATCCATGCTGATTTAAGTACCGACTATGCAGGGAAATATGATATTTTTGTCGTACCTAATATTACCGGTATATATTATGGTCGTGATGTTGGATATAAAGTTGAGCAAATTAAATTGGATGATACAATTGAATCAATTAGTGCAACACAAATTCGTAAAGAATTGGGTATTTAGATGATACATCCAAAACGACATATCGTAAAAGCAATTAGCTGGCGTATTATCGGCACTATAGATACAGTAATATTAGCTGGATTAATATCTGGTAATTGGAAGATTGGCCTTTCCGTTGGTGGTGCGGAAGTATTAACTAAAATGACATTATATTATTTTCACGAACGAGTTTGGTACAAATTTATTAAATTTGGAGTTGACAACGATGAAGATTGACGGTATATTGTAAGTATACCACAGGAGAAACTTACATGTATCAAAATATTTATGTTGAAGACGGTGAGGGGAGGGGCACAGTACATCTTTGGGACGACCAAAATGGATATACTACCCTCCCCTTTTCACAATTCAACTATGCATACAAACCAGATAACAACGGATCAGTTGTAAGCATGACAGGTGTTCGGGTCAGTAAAACAAAATATTATAAATTTGATGACCCAACAATGTTTGAGAGTGATATCCCACGAGAAACTCGTGTGCTTACGGATTTGTATCTGCAGGACGATACCCCCTCCGCAGGACATAAAGTTGTTTTCTTTGACATTGAAGTGTCAATGGAAAACGGTATTCCTAATATAGAAAACCCCAACAACGAAGTCACCGCTATTACACTGTATGATAGTGTGACCAAAGAGTATACCGTCCTTGTTCTCGACAAGACAGTTTCTCGTGGTAACTATAAAAAAGGTGATACCGACACATACTTCTTCAAAGATGAGATTGATCTCCTCTATAAATTTGTGGATGTTTATGAATCTATTGGCCCTACGATTATCACGGGGTGGAATAGTGATTACTTTGATGTTCCATATTTGTACAATCGGTTGAAGCAACAATGCGGTAATGGTGTCGCCAATAAGTTGTCTCCTATCGGTAAATTAAAGTATTCTAAATTTCGTAAGAAATGGATGATTGCCGGTGTATCTTCATTGGACTATCTTGATTTGTATAAGAAGTTTACTTACGGACAACAACCTAATTATCGTCTTGATACGATTGGTCGTATTGAAGTTGGTATGGGCAAAGTAGAATATGAAGGTTCGTTGGATGAATTATTTCGTACTGATCTTGATAAATTTATTGAGTACAATGTACAAGATGTACGCATCATTGTTGAACTTGACAAAAAGATGAAATTGATCGAACTGGTTCGTGGTATCTGTCATGTCGGGCATGTACAATACGAAGATTATTGTTACAGTTCCAAGTTTCTTGAAGGTACGATTATTACTTACCTTCATCGAAAGGGAATCGTAGTAAGTAATAAGCCCGCCGATGGTCGGCAGTTAATGAACGATAGAATGGAAAGTGACGGTGAAGGATTTATTGGAGCATATGTGAAACCTCCTATTCCTGGGTTGTATGATTGGGTGTATTCACTCGACTTGCAGTCACTTTATCCCAGCATAATTATGTCACTGAATATTAGTCCTGAAACAAAGTCGGGGTTCGTAACGAATTGGGATGTGGAAAAACATCGTAATAATCAAATTGATGTATATTTGGTCCGTTCTAAAGAAACTGACCATGTGGTACGAATGAATAGAGAGAATTTTATGAAGTTTATGAATGACTCCCACATTATGATTAGTTCAAATGGTGTGTTGTATGATACGAACAAGGTCGGAATCATTCCGGAAGTACTCAACCAATGGTTTGCCGAACGAGTAGAATACAAAAACTTGATGAAGAAGTATAAGAACGAAGGTAATTTGGAGTTGGCGGATTATTATGATCGTCGTCAACACATTCAAAAGATTTTCTTGAATTCTTTGTATGGGGTATTGGGTCTACCCATCTTCCGTTTCTTCGACATTGATAATGCACTGGCAGTTACGGCGACAGGACAAGATGTCATCAAGAACAGTGCGAACTTTGCTAATAAGTTATATCAAGATAAATTACAGGACACGAAGGATTATTGTATCTATATCGATACGGATTCGTTGTATTTCTCGTCCAAAGCACTACTACCAGAAAACAAAGATCCAAAAGAATTTACGATTAACTTGGCCCATGTTATTGAAAAGAAGTTAAACGCATATTATGATGATATGTCAAAGGAACTGTTCTTCTGTGATAATCATAGGTTTCATATCAAAGGTGAATCTGTTGCTAGTAAGGGACTGTGGATTGCAAAGAAACGATACGCGATGAATGTGGTATATGATTTGGAATCAAGTTTGGACATTGATAATAAAATGAAAGTAAAAGGATTGGATGTTATCCGTTCTACATTCCCCCCTGCGTTTCGGGAATTTATGAATACGGTATTAAAAGATGTTCTAAATGGAATTGTAAAGAATGAAATGGATGCAAAGGTGTTGGAGTTTAGAATTGCGTTGGATAGTAGATACTATTTGGATGTTGCACGAAACACATCAGTTAAAAATATCAGTGAATACGAGAAGGGATTGTCTAAACAATTGAATGAATTTAAAAAAGGTACACCGGCACATGTAAAAGCGTGTATTACTTATAATAAACTTCTACATCACTTTAAGATTACAAATCGATATGAAAAAATTAGTGATGGTGAAAAAATTAAATATGTGTATTTGAAAAATAATCCGTTGAATCTAGAAACTGTTGCGGTCAAGGGATACAACGACCCCGTAGAGATTGTACAACTCGCAGAAACATATATTGATTATGAGACATTATTTGTAAACGAATTAAAAACTAAGTTGGAAGATTTTTATAGTGCATTGGGGTGGGGATTACTGCCTACCGATGTAAATCAAAAAGCAGAAGAATTTTTTTCATTCTAAGAGGTTACCGTGGATAATATAGAACGACCAAATAAAATTACATTTTACCGAGCCAATAAAAATAAACACATTCCAGGATGGAATGTTCACGCAGCATCGCCAAAACGAGATTGGATGGAAATCCATACGCATATGTATCGTTGTTTACCAATAACAATTGCTAATCAAAATGGGTGGGTCATTGAATGCCCGTGTGATATCTCTGCCATATGGTTTGGTGGATTGGATCCAAAAACATCTATGCATTTTTGGGTAGATAAAGAATATAATGTTCCAAATCCGTGGGTAAAATGTCATTTTCTTGGTGGTATAATCACATTCGAATTTGATTTCATAATTAAAACTACAGAGAAGACAAATTTATTAGTTCGTGGGGCACCAAACTTTTTTATTGATGGATTACATCCATTGGAGGGATTGGTCGAAACAGATTGGTTAAATTATAGTTTTACGATGAATTGGAAAGTGACACAACCAAATAAATTGGTAACTTTTAAAAAAGGTGATCCAATATGCTTTATCCAACCAGTGCCGCATAATTATTCTGAAACTTTTAATTTTGAAATTGATTATTTAGAAAATAATCCCGAAATGCACGAAGCACACAGTATTTGGCACAACAAGAGAATGGAATTTAGTAGTAATCGTAAACAAGGTGTTGACAATCGTAAATGGCAAAAAGATTATTTTGATGGACGAGATGTAAAAACAGGCACAGTACACGGTGATAAACAGCACAGTACTAAATTACATTTATCAGATCCCGTTGATCAAAAATTACCGTCTAATTCTCCGTCTGTAAAAAATAAACTTGAGATAATTAAATAGTATTTAATTACTACTTGACAATCTAGTGTATGTGTATTATATTACTAGTATACCACAACCGAGGTCAAAATATGTGTAAATACTGTATAAAGTACTTCCAGATGTTGTCAGGCCGCTGTACGGCCTATTCTTATGGTGAATGTGACTGCCCCAAGTGTCAGGGTATGTGTAGTTGTAAATCTACAGATACGAGAGGTAATTAATGATTGACGACTCTATGGATGAATACTGGGGATTTATGGTGTTTGGTGTAGGCCTTCTTTTGATGGGAATTGGTAAACTCTTTAAACACTGGTTTCGATGAAAATTATTAAAAGTAGTGACTTGCTCATTTCTGAAAATAAGGCAGGTAATCGTAAGTTCTGGCGGTTGCATATTCTTCAAGACGATACCGCATATGACGAGGGTCGCCGCGTTGCACGCGTTGATTTCTATACACAGAGTGAATGGTATCAGTTGACCAAAACGGGTCGTGAAACAAAGAAGCAACAATCCGAGCCATACTTTGCCGCACCGACTAATGTTGGACGAGCAAACGAACGGAACAGTGAAGAGCAGGCGTTCTTTGAGTTTGATGCCATTATCAAGAAGCAGTTGGATGCGGGATTCTACCGTGAAGGTGAGAAGGTCGATAGTTGGCCCATGCCGATGTTGGCTCACAAGTTCAAGGATCATATGAACAAGGTGGAATGGCCGTCCTATATTCAGCCCAAGTTGAATGGGATGCGTATGTTGTTCAACGGCACTGATGCACGCAGTCGGGGTAATAAAGAAATTATTCCCGAAGTGATTCAGCATTTGCAGTTTGATACGGGTGGATTTATTCTTGACGGTGAACTGATGCTTCCTAACAATCAGTTATTGCAGGAAAGCATGAAGGCTATCAAGAAGTATCGTCCAGAACTGTCTCCACTACTTATGTATCATGTATATGACATTGTGGACAACGAACTTCCTTATGCCATGCGTCAGCAGATTATCGTTGACTTGATGCATGACGCACCACCGAATGTCGTTATGGTAAAGACAGCGGCGTGTACAGATGAGACAGAAGTCTATAAGCAGCACACACAGTTTGTGTCCGAAGGATACGAAGGTACAATGATTCGTAATCCTTCGATGGTATATGAGATTGGAAAGCGTTCCTATTCACTACTTAAACTAAAGGATTTTGTTGATGCAGAATACCGTATTGTTGATGTTGTTGCCGGTGCTGGTAGTGATACCGGCCTTGCAATTTTTGAATTGGAGACTGATTCAGGTGCTCGGTTCAATTGTCGTCCAGAAGGCACGCAAAGTAATCGAGCGGAACTATTTGTCAATCGTAAGAAACTGGTGAACAAGTTCCTGACAGTTAGGTATCAAGAATTGTCTAGAGATGGTATACCAATCTTCCCTGTGGGAGTATCTATTCGAGAGTGGGGTGAGTTTTGATAGATACAAATAAATTACAAACTGTTGTTGCTCGTTTATCTGTGATTTTGTTTCTCATTGTATTTTGGTGGTTTATTTTTAGTAGTATGTTTTAATATTTAGCGGTGCAGTCGGTCGGGACGACGGTAGGAGTGGATATACGGGCGCTACCCGAATGTTACAACCACACTATGCTAGCCAAGGACTTAGAGAAATCTATGTGGGGTTCGAATCCTCCACCGCTTCTATGAAGGTGATTGTGATAAATTGAAAACACATAAGGTAGAGGATGTTATGGAAATCGATTACAGCAGAATTTTACAACCGCAAGATGATGGATACGATGTACAAGTATTCAAACAATTAAAGATACAAAACGGGTTTGTAAAAAAAGAATTTAATAATATTCCCAAACGATTTGATAATACAATATATATTCATTCTTGGCAGAAGGAAAGATTACCAAGACCATTTGTCGATGCATCACATACATATTTTGATGTGTTGGAACAAGAGGCAAAAGATGCTGCCCCACTGGAATACTCTATATTATGTGGGTTAGTTGATGTATTATCCCCAATAGAATGTAACGATGGAAATGAATTCTCATGCCAACATCCAGCAGTTGAATATCCACACGCCTGGATAGTAATGACACCAGTAAACGGCAGACCGGCGGTTACCATTCGTAATATGTTACATGAAATGACACATTGGAAATTTACAACATTGGGATTTGGAAAGGGCTGTACACCTGATGTATTTGACATGTTGGAACATAATAATCAATTTGTTTTAAATCCAATAGAAGAATTACATCACTCAATTGTAAACAGTTACGCAGATACTGCGCAATCCTCCGTAGGACACAAAGCATCGGGAAGACCAATCAGTGCAAGTATTCATGCATACGGATCATTTTTAATTGAAGCACATGTTGCATTGAAATTCGCACGACACAACATTCAAAAAAACTACCAATGGTTTGGTTATGCAAAGAAGTGGGGTGGTAGATTGGAAGAATCTATGGAAGCGTTGTTGAAAGGTGCCAGAACAACTCCCAAGGGGGCACAATTACTATTGGGTATGTACAAGTGGACTAAACAGTTTCAGGAAGAATATACCGATACAGTAAAAACTTTATCAAAATTACTATAATGTATTCGTTAACTGCATCGCTTCCATATCATTTATATGGGCAAGTTCGTCGTGAATTCATCACAAATGGAACGGATAGTGGAATAGATAATTGTATTATTCACGCAGTTTCAGTTAAACCTACACAAGCATTAACATTTTCTGTGTTGCTGGAAAATGGTGCACAATATCGTGGTATTCCTATCCATGGATTTATTGTTGGTCAAGATGTAAACAATCGAATACCACCGGCAAAAAACTTACATAGCCACCAAGTATGGGGATGTTTTGGAACAGAATTCAGTATTATAGATATGAGTTTTTCCAAAGGATTGAGTGCTGAATGGCGTGATTCTACAGGAAAAACATTTTCAGGACGAGGATTGGGGTGGGCAATAGAATTTTATGATGATGGATATTCTAACGCCCCACAACAAGATAAAAGTTTCAACATGCTTGTGTCACAAGAAGGTTATCTTGCTGCCATGCCAAATAATAGAGTTCGATGGTGGGAAGATTCATTTACAAATTGGGAGTTACCTATTAATTTGAAAGTAAATCATAAGACATTTTATGTTGAGCAAATTGGAATAAATCCCGAAGAAACCGCGTATGTAAAGGAGTAATATATGGGAATGTTCGATGAAATCAGAATAGAACAAATATTACCAGGTAAGACAGAAATTACCGATGAATGGTATCAAACGAAATCATTTGATAATGTAATGACTAGATATGTTATTACGGCAAAGGGTGAATTGTATGAAGAACTTTGGGAGTATCAATGGATAGATGATGACACTGCCTTTTTTACAGGATATTCACAAAAAATAGAAGGAAGTTATCACCGTAAGTACTTGACAAATTACCACGGTGATATTAACTTTTATATAGGATTAGAAAACAAAGTATGGCGTGATTATTACGCACGATTTACCGAAGGGAAGTTAACAAAGATGTGGTATGAAGATACACAATATTAACAATTAAGAGGTTAACGGTTATGGAAAAGTCAAAATTAGAAAAGTTTATTAGTAAATATAATCTTGGTGGTTCGTGTGAAAGTGTACTGTGGAAATCCGATGGAACCGATATCACTGTCAAGTGTATTTCCGATGACAAAAATGTTCTTGGTATGGTTACAGTTAGGGATGTGCAATTGAGTGCGGGGGAGTACGGTATTTTTGATACGAAGCAGTTGTCGGCAATGTTATCTGTGCTAAATGATGTGGTCACTATCACCCCCAAGCGTACAGAGAATAAAGTAACAGCAGTACACTTTGAAGATGGGAATGTAAAAGTTGATTATGTACTGGCAGATCCTGTGGTAATCCCCAATGCCCCTGAGTTGAAGCAACTCCCGAGTTTTGATGTAGAAATTAAATTAGATCAGAAATTTACTAATACATTTCTCCGAGCAAAGAGTGCTTTGTCTGATGCGGAAACATTCACTGTGATGAGTGATGGTACTTCTGCAAATGTAATTCTTGGATACTCTGATATGAATACCAATCGAATTACTTTGGATGTAGCTACCACAACGAACAATACTTTATCACCAATTAATTTCTCCGCACGATATTTCCGTGAAATTCTTGCGGCAAATAAGGAAGTAACTAGTGGTGTGTTGAAGGTTAGTTCGAAAGGATTGGCATATGTAAAGTTCGGCGCCACTGATTATAGTACTGATTACTACCTTGTGCAAATCCAGACAGCCTCCTAATGTCATTCTTTGAGTTTGACGATACCCCGACACAAGTACAACATACACATTCCTCGGCAAAAAAACCGCCGAAGGGTGGTGTTGTTTTAAATACCGCTGCCACCGACTTCTTTAGTGGTGAGGGAGCATCGTTTGACTTTGATGTAGAAAAGAAAAAATTTGTTGAGCATATGGACTTTCTAAAAAATCAGTCCGTACAAGAAAACACATTATATAAAAAGTGGAAAGAACTGACTGTTGATTTCAATAATACAAAAGATATTCAACTTGCACAAATTGTTGAAGCAAAGATTTGGAAACCAACGGATATTTCAAACAAAGAATTAACTATCCAAGAAATACAAGAACTTTCGCCGGAAATAGTTATCGCCGAACCCGATGACATAACATTATTTACGGATTGGAAATATCTTCGTGTAATGTGCTCAACATTTGAATTCACAGCAAATCCTGGCCGATTGGTTCGTATCCTTATTCGTGATAGGAATACTAGTAAGTATCTTGGTGTCTGTGCGTTGGGTTCTGATGTGGCATCGGTTGGCGTTCGTGATCAGTGGATAGGGTGGACCAAAGAAAATAAATTCAAAGATGGATTACTTAACTCAACATCAATTGGAACTACTATCGTCGCAACACAACCATTTGGATATAATTTTCTTGGTGGTAAATTAATTGCATCGTTGTTAACAACAAAACTTGTTCGTGATTACTGGAAATCTAAGTTTGGAAACACACTAGTAGGATTGACTACAACTTCACTGTATGGATCGCATAGTATGTACCAGCGAATTCCGTTCTGGAAGGAGTTGGGCGTTACTGCAGGAAAGATCGCATTAAAACCCGACAATGGAATCTTTCTAAACTGGGCAAATTACTTAAAGGTTCATTATTCCGAAGCATTTGACAAAGCAACTATTCCGTATGTGGCAGATATGGTCCATGAAGGTGAGGAGTGGGTGTGTGCTGATGAGTTTGTCCGTATTACCGCGACAACTAAAGAAGAATTAATATCTAAGTTGGAATCGGACAATTATTCTGTTCATAGTAACGGTGAAGTATACGATAAAAAGTCACGACACAAATTCCCACCAACAGGACCAAAACAACAAACAATGTTACTCCTGTTTAAAATATTGGGCATTAAAGCAACGGAGTACCAACATGGATTTCAGCGGGGTGTTTATTTCGCACCATTATACGAAAATACTCGTGAGTATCTTCGAAACGAAATTGTTGATGAACAATTAGTATTATCAGCAAAGTTGACAAATGATGTTGATGCTGTTATATTATGGTGGAAGGAGAAAGCAATCAGACGATATATCAATTTATATGATAATAATAGATTGAATGGTGATCTATTATATTATAGAAAAATGACACAAATGACTTGGGATGCCGCAAAACAAACTTATTTAGGTGAGGTTGGTAGATAATGGAACACACACTCTGGTGCGAAAAACACCGTCCTGATACGCTGGAAAATTATATTGGTAATGAACATATAAAAACCAAACTTACGCAGTTCATTCGAGAGCAAGATATTCCGCATCTATTGTTTTGTGGTACCGCTGGTACTGGCAAAACCACCGCGGCAAAGATTTTAATTAAGAACATCGACTGCGATTATTTGTTTATCAACGCATCTGATGAAAATTCCGTAGACACGATCCGTACTAAGATTAAAAACTTTGCGGCAACAATGAGTTTTAAACCGTTGAAGATTATCGTACTTGACGAGGCGGACTATGTTACTCCACAAGCACAGGCGGCACTCCGTAACTTGATGGAAGTATTCAGTAAAAATACCAGATTCATTCTAACATGTAATTATGTAGAACGAATCATTGATCCTCTTATTAGTCGGTCACAGGTATTTAAATTAACACCACCATCAAAAAAAGAAGTCGCTGTACACTTGATGAAACTTTTGGAGAAGGAAAATGTTGTATTTGATAAATCAGTTATCGCAACTTTAGTTAATGCATATTATCCAGATATTCGTCGTATTCTTAATAATTCGCAAAATCAAACAACTGGTGGACGATTACAACTCAACGTAGAAGAAATAATTGCAAGTGATTATAAGTTGAAAGTACTTGATGTGTTGATGAGCAACTTGCCATTAAAAGATAAAGTTAATGAAGTACGACAAATAGTAACGGATAGTAATGTTAAAGATTACACAGAATTATTTCGATTACTTTTTGACAAAGTTACAGATTATGCTCCAACAAAAATCCCACAAGCTATTTTGGCAGTTGCAGAGGGACAGTATCGTGATAGTTTTGTAGTGGATAAAGAAATAAATTTCGTCGCAACATTATATAACATTTTAAATAGTTAAGAGGTAGATATGTCAAAGAATCGATTTGGTGGACCACCGCAGCAACCGCAGTTTAATTTTGACATCGCACAGGCCGAGGATGTTACTTGTGAACGGTGTGAAAATTACACTTTTGAACAAGTCATGCTGATGAAGAAGGTATCGGCATTGGTTTCGCCAACTGGGAAAGAGGCGGTTGTTCCCATTCCCACATTTGCATGTAATGCATGTGGGCATATTAATAAGGGATTCCTTCCAGTAATACCAAAGAGATCTGATACCGAGAATTCAACTGAAACACCTACACGGAAATCAACTCTGATACTGGAACAATAATAATGCCAAGGAAAAAACTAGAAGAGACAATGGACAATCCGAACAGTCAGTTTATTTTTCCATCCACACCATCGATTAGTGACTCAGGTATCTATTATTTGTGTGACGAATTTAATAGTAACACCGCTAGGAATGTAGTTACTTGGATACTCGATAGTAATTTACAAAAAAATAAAACTCCAGATCACCTAACACTGATGATTACTAGTTATGGAGGGGATTTGTCCGCTGCATTTGCGATTATCGATGTAATGCGAGGTAGTTCTATTCCTGTGCATACGGTTGGGTTGGGTGTGATTGCATCTGCGGGATTGTTGACATTTATTTCAGGTGTCAAGGGATATCGTACCCTTACACCAAATACTTCCATTCTTTCTCACCAATGGTCGTGGGGACAGGCTGGCAAAGAGCATGAGTTGATAGCAACCATGCGAGAATTTGAATTGACCACAACACGAATGATTAATCATTATAAGAAGTGTACTGGTCTTACTGAAAAATTTATTCGTGAACGACTGCTCCCTCCGCAAGATGTATGGCTGTCACCACTAGAAGCTAAGAAATATAAGCTATGTGATCATATAAAAAATATTAAGTAATATGGAAGAAAACTTCGTTGATATATCTCGTGTTACTGTTCGTGAAATTAGTAAAGTAGTAGCACGAGATTTTATCGAAAAATATCATTATACAAAGAAATTTAGTTCTACACGATACGCACTCGGTATTTTCTACAAAGAAGATACCGAGCATGTGTTTTTCGCAGGTGATAATGAACAATTGATAGGATGTATGACATACGGTCATCCTGTGAGCAATCGTACAGTAAATTCTATTGTAGATGATTTGGAACTTGACGAAGTATTGGAATTAACTAGATTGGTATGTTTGGATGGGTATGGTAAGAATCTGGAAAGCTTTATAATAGCTCAATCATTTGATTGGTTAAAGAAAAATGATTCGCAAGTAAAAATACTAGTTAGCTACGCCGACCCAGAGCAAGCACATACGGGTGGTATCTATCGGGCAACCAATTGGATATATCAGGGATGTGGTGCATCAAAACTCATGCCTGATTATAGTTTGAAATTAGAAGAAGATAGTATGTGGATACATTCTCGTTCTGTGTCGGCTAGGTTTGGTAATAAGAATATCCATAATTTGGCAAAGATTATTGGTCATACATTTTGGAGAAAAGAAGAAACTGCAAAGCATCGTTATATTTATTTTCTCTGCAATAAAAAAGAAAAGAAACGCATTTTAAATAATTTGAGAATGCCAATAATGTCTTATGGGGATATCAAAGAAACAATACAACTTATTCAAAAAATTCATGTACACGATGGACTTATTGAAAAGGTAGAAGTATTACAAGGTGTAGATAATGGGTGGAAACCACAAAAAATAGAACTACAGGAAAAAATATATGAAAAATGAACAAACTAAAACAAAAAGTTTATTTGATCATGTAGATGCAATCTATGCCAATAAAAAAATTGACTATTTTGATACATTGACGGAGGCAGATAAGAAATCCTATAACAATTATATGGTAAATAGATTTCTGAGTATGAACATACACCAGTTACCGTTTGTCAATGAATTACAGAAATACACATTGGACACCAAAACTCATTATTTATTTTTTAGTCAATTACTTCCTCGTGGAAAACAATTTAACAAATATGTGAAAAAAACAAAAGAAGTGAAATACGAAGATTGGTTGATTAACATAGTGGTTCGACATTTCCAGGTATCAACTTCGGAAGCCTGCGAGTATCTAGAAATTTATTACAAGCATCATAAATCTTCCTTAAAAGAATTATGTCAAATGTATGGCGTTGATAGTAAACAATTAAAGAAAGCAAAGCTATGAATAATCCAGTATCAAGTTCAGTGGGTTACACTATGAAAGAGATTTTACAGAATCCGCTGTATATACCTTATTTTCCACTTGTGTGGGTAGACGCTAAAGATTGGGGAATTAAAAATGAGTGAAAATGGCAAAGGATCAAAAGTGCGCCCATTAAGTGTTGATCAAAAAACATTTTCTAATAATTGGGAACGGGCATTTAATAATTCTGTATGCGAATATAGTGGATTACCTAACACAGCAAGTTATGGGGAAATGGATAAGGAATATGCAGAAATACGCGCCTCGGGAGTATTCTGGGAATTATTTCCTGATTTGACAGGTCATTGGGAAACCGATAAACTTCGATGGAACACGGTACATAAATCGTGAGTATTTATCAAGCAAAGAAAGTGGGAAACACCGCATCTGGAAATAAATATATTATATTACAAGATGGCCCCAAATCATTTCATATTTCTGTTTCCAATGAAAGTAATACAATATATGATTATTTTTTTGACCCACCAAATCTAGAGTTTTTGGATAATAATATATTATTATTAGAAACTGAACTTCTGTCAAAAACCCCTTGATTTTTAAGGGGTTTTGTGTTAGATTACAGTATATCTTTCGGAAGAGGAACTACTATGGGGCATGTTAATTATAAAGGATATACACGAGAAGATGCACTTACAAGTGTTGGTTCCGGATGGGCACAGTTAATCAATCGTGTGTTCGATAAACTGGCATCTATTAAGGGTACAGTAAAAATTGTACAGGTCAAAGAAAAGTTTGGAGGACTTAGTATCTACACCGATTATGGTAATGTCGAACTTGACAAAGTAATTCGTGATGTGGGAATAGAAAGTGTACAGACCTGTGAACAGTGTGGAACCGCTGGTAAGATTCGTGGTGGTAGTTGGTATAAAACCCTGTGTGATGCACATACAAATAATAGTTCCACAATTAATCCCGTTTAATATGCCACGAAAGAAAAAGGAAAAACTTACCAGTTTTGAGTTGAAATTCACGGGTAAGATGAGTATATTAATTGAGCAAGAAAATCACGGGCCAATAGAGTTCCGTTTCAACGACATGGATACCGTCATGGCGGTCGTTCGTGTTATCTTGGATAAGACGGATAATAAAACATCGGTGGATGCATATGATACTCGCACACAAAAAACCTTTACTAAAATTCTGGATAGTATCGAATGAATAAGATTAGCTATTCGCAGTATTCGTTGTGGGCAAATTGCCCAATGGCGTGGAAATTAAAGTATGTTGATGGTCATAGATTTGATGATTCGTCAATTAATACAGTATTCGGTACCGCTATGCACGAAGTCATCCAAGAGTGGCTTGAACAATACTATTACGCGGGAAAGGATACACAAGCAAAGAGTATTGACTTGGGTGAACCGTTGAAGCAGAAATTCATTACTTTGTTTCAAGAAAATACTACGGTCGATGCAAACGGGAATAAAGTATTCTTGTGTGACAAGAAAACCTTAATGGAATTTTACAATCAAGGATGTGAGATTCTATCCTATGTTCAGCAACATCGTAATAAGATTTTTCCTTCCAAGGATACCGTACTTGCGGGTATTGAATATCCGATTGAAACAGAAGTTCGTCCTGGTGTGACTTTTATTGGTTATGTCGATATTATCACCAAGAATGAAAAGACGGGTAAGGTTACGATCATCGACTTGAAAACTGCTCGGGCAGGATGGACACAGGCACAGAAGAGTGACCATATTAAACTAAATCAGATTTTGTTGTATAAGAAGTTTATCTCTGAAAAGTTTAACACTCCGTTGGAAATGATTGGAACAGAGTTTATTATCTTGAAGCGAACAATTAGTGAGAATTCTCCGTATCTAATTCCTCGGGTAAGTACCTTCGAACCATCCAACGGAAAACCGTCAGTTAATCGAGCATGGGGACACATTGAAAAGTTCTTGGATGAATGTTTTGATGGGGAAGGAAATTATCGCACGGATTTGATTACCGCGACACCCAGCAAAGATAGTTGTAAGTATTGTGTGTATAAGGATAAGGAAGTATATTGTTCCGAATCATTTTACAAAATCAAAAAGGTGAAGGTTGTCAATGGCTGAAAATCCAATGGTGAATTATTCTAAAATCATCGCCGAAACAAATAGTAAAATGTTTAATGTTCGGGATGAATATAAGAATAATAGTGTTGAAGAAAACATTGCCATTTGCAATAAGGAGCACTTGAAGTTCTCCGTGGGATGTATTAATATTACAGGAGAACTCAACATTGGAATGATGTTGCGGTCGGCGTCTTTGTTGGGAGCAGAAAACTTTTATATCTTTGGACGCAAGAAATTTGACGCTCGTTCCACGGTTGGGGCTGAGAATTATATTAATATCAAGCAAATTGTATTTGATGACCCGATTCACGCTGATGAAGAAATGCTACTGTATCTACAGAAATTATATGTTCATCATCACGAAATAGTTATTTGTGAACATGGTGGTGATCAATTGGGAACATTTACTTGGAATGATATTGGTATCTATCCACACAAAAATCATACCCCATTGTTTTTGTTCGGGAGTGAAAGTCATGGAGTTCCAGAGATTATTTCCAATGAACGTGCGTTTGCAAAAGTCAGTATCGGTCAACGTGGGGTGCTTCGGAGTTTCAATGTCAGTGCGGCAATGGCAATCGTGTGCTGGGATTACATCAAGGAGATGGGACTGTGAATAAACGAGAACTATACGAGGCTAATATGAACCTACAATTAGAAGACCTTAAAAAGTCGGCAACGATTGCATGGGACGAATTGGATAAGTCTCATGCTGCCCGTGCAAAGTTGCATGATGAATTAGTTATTGCAGAAGGGCAACGAGATCAGGCGCGGGCCGAGCGTGATGCACTGAAGGCCGAAGTGGACACGCTTCGCGCTCAACACGCGCCGCCGCGCCTGAGGACTACACGTATGTGCACGTACGTGTAGTCCTCAACACGCGTCGCCGCGAGTGTTGCCTGTTGTGTGTGCGGAGTGCAAAGGCATCGGGTACACCACGGTGCATTCAACCAGTGCGAACGGGGGCACCGTGATGACTCGTAAGTGTTCATGCAATGTTTCACCGTTGCTGATAAATGCCACCGCCGAATTCTGGTCAAAGGAGAATACACATGAAAGTTAGAGAACTGATTACAAAACTCCAAGGGTTAGACCAAAAAAATCTTTGAAATTATTAGGAAATACCGATAATATCTATTATATAGTATTTAAAAGACCCCCTTGACAAATCCCCTGTGATTGTATTATACAACAACTGAAGATGTTGTATTTCTTCCCATCCTAAATGTAGTAACGGAGTAAATATGGAAAATCTTGATGATGATGGTTACCCGACTGATGCAGTATTAGATAAAATTACGAATTGGTCGCACACGGATAAGTTTGTTCATTTAATGGAATTTGTAAAGGATATTTGGTGGCAAGCGGATTGGGGATGGAGGGAGTATAATACCAAAGATTATAACAACCGTGATGAAATTACATACGACATTTCTACAGGTGGGTGGTCTGGTAACGAAAGTATTATTAATGCCCTTCAAGATAACAGATTGTTTTGGATGTGTTGTTGGGAGCAAAGTAACCGGGGTGGGCATTATATTTTTAAAGTATTAACGGAGAATTAAATGTTTCTTAAGGAGAACAAGTATGCAGAAGCGTGATAGGTTTTTACTAGAACAGATGATGATGAAATGTTGGCATGTTACTGATGATATGGACACGATTTCTGAGTATGTGGCAAACCAGTATTCCGACATTCCTACTAAACATGTGGATGCATTGTTGAACATGTTGGTTGGTATGCGAACATTATATGACCAGCGATTTAGTAATACAATGGATTTGTTTGCGGAACTCATTAGAAAAGGAGATGTTAAATAATATGTATGGAATTGACAAATATAAAGAATTGACCTTGACGGCAAGTGCATATAACAGAAAGGTGAATGTTGAACTTCCCAAGGACAGTGATGCTAATACCGTGTTTGAGGCATTTAAAACCTTGATGGTTGGTCTGACCTTTAGTGAACACATGTTTAACGATGCGGTAGCAACATATTTTTATGAACATGAATTAGACAGGGGTGTTGGGCGGGGTTGTATTTAATGTCAGAATTTTATGGAACCGGTGAAGATTCGGTAGAGGCCATATCTACTGTACCTTACAGATATCGTGAAGATATCGCACTTCGTGATATTGCAGAATATATTAATGCCACTTATCAACAACACTATTCCCAAAACAATATTCAAACCACCGAGTTTGTGATTGACGCTGGACATGGTGTTGGGTTTACAGTCGGCAACATTATGAAGTATGCACAACGCTACGGAAAAAAGAATGGTTATGATCGTAAAGATATTATGAAGATAATACATTATGCAATTATGCTATTGTATGTTCATGACACACAAATGGTAAATACAGATGAATAATGTAAAGTTTGTAAAAAAACCATGGGGGTCTGAAACGATTTGGGCTCATACTGATAGTTATGTTGGTAAGATACTGCATGTATATAGCGGAGAATCGCTTAGCGTGCAGTATCACAATTTAAAAGATGAAACCATGTATGTACTTACAGGAAAGGGTATTATCAAGTTTTACATCATGCAAAACGATGAACTGATATTGGATGGTGTACATTTCGTGAATCCTGGAGATTCCGTGCATATCCCACCAAAACAAATTCATTCAGTTGAAGCATTTGAAGATATGGATATTGTAGAAGTTTCCACCAATCATTTGGATGATTTGGTACGACTAAAAGACAGATACGGACGGTAATTATGATTTTAATCTTAAGTGATATTCATGGAGATTACAAAACTCTTCAACGAGCCATTGATAACGCTAACGAGGTTGGTGCAGCTGCACTGATTCAAATTGGCGACTTTGGATTGTTCCGTGGATTTGGCATGAACAACGAAGAGCAATTTAAAAATGTAGTGCATACATCAAACTGTCCAGTGTATTTTATTGACGGTAATCACGATGACTGCACACGGTGGACAACATATACGGAAGTATCACAGGTATATCCAGAACTTCCATTGTATTATGTTCCCCGTGGGACGGTTATGGACATTGATAATCGTACAGTTGCCTTCATGGGTGGTGCGGCAAGTATTGATAAGAATATACGATTGCAGGAAGGGTGGCACTGGGATGAAAACGAAAATATTAGTCCCTTTGAAGTATTACGCATGATGGATAATGCAAAGGACAAACATATTGATATGTTCATTACCCATTGTCCTCCACACAGTGTCATTGAAGAACATTTTGACCCCAGAGCAAAACTGCAATTCGGTGTAGGATTGGATTGGCATGACCATAACCAAGATATCATTGAAAACATTTGGCATGCACTTGGAACTCCTATGGTATATTCTGGACACATGCATAGAAAGGTGGAAGGAATGACATATAGAATTTTGGATATAAACGAACTTTTGGCAGTTTAATTTATAAAATTCGTTGTTTTTCATAAACATCTCCATATTTATACTATAGATGGTCTATAGAGGGAGAGACTATTATGAAGGACAACAAATTTTATGTATATGGACACTTCACCGACGAAAACTCAGAAATTCCTTTCTATATTGGCAAAGGATCCGGTGATAGATATAAAAATCATTCCAACAGAAATAATGAATGGAAATCCTTTGTAAAAACAAATGGGGTTATTCCAAAAATATTATATACTGATTTAACAGAGCAAGGTGCATTCAACAAAGAAAGGGAATTGATCGAACTGTATGGTAGACAGGATACTAATACAGGAACATTGTTAAATAAAAGTTCTGGTGGTGAAGGTGGTACTTATAATAACTATGTACCTGACTGGTTGGTGAATCATATAAAAATTACTATGTTCAAAGTAGCATTACTAGATTATAATTTTTTGAGAAACAAAATATGAAACACACAAAAAATTCATATACAACAATACAAATAACAAAAGATTTCAACGAGCATATAAAAAAGTATTGTAAACAATATGAAATTAGCGCGTCAAAAATAACAGAACTTATGTGGAGTAATTATATATCTTCCAGTAATTATTTACAAGAAATTATGGTAATGTCGGAAGACGCGAGAATGCATTTAATATCTTCTAGTATGTCTGGTAGTATATCTTTTATGGGTGTATAATATGGGAACCAGCATCATACCAACAAATTCAACCTATGCGCATTATTACCATAATGTAACGCCAAATCCACACACGCACGAAATTACACCAAATCCACATAGACATACTATGAAGTTTATAGAATCAGGATCTATTGATGGTCGTCCACGCGTGTTTAATGATGGATGTAAATTGGAGTGTAATATACTAATTAAATTAATATACGATTCATTAAATACAGAATTAGCTGGTAGTAAGACTCGTGTCACAGCTGCAGCAAAAAAGGGTAATTGGATTACTGCAAATAAAATAGGTAAACCAATTTGTGATTATCTGGAAAATTACTATATTTATCGAGTAATTTGTTATTTACGATCCAGAGTATGGTATACGGAATACGAAGCATTAGCAAACATACCAACGGTATTGGATATACAATCAACAGGTGCAATGTTAACTAATGCTGGTGGACTACAAGGAACAGAACAACAGGATACACCACCACAGCAACCAATTTCACACGCGGATGTTCCTTTACAAATACAGCACTCAGATGTTCCAGTGCGTGTCGATACACCACACGCTGATGTACCACACAATGATACACCGCCACCCCCACAAATAAGTTATATATATTGTAGACCACCTGGTGCTTCCTGTGGTTATTACCAAGTTACCGATACGGTAACAGATTGTAGTCAATTAGGCGCTACACCAGGATCATTTGAACAATGTTAAACATTCACGGAAAATAAGTTATGAAAAATGGTTATCTACCAAAAGATCAAAGAAAAAAAATATTATTTCTCGCAGATGATATGCGAGTAACCTCTGGTGTCGGTACAATGGCACGAGAAATTATCGAAGGAACGGCGCATCGATACAACTGGGTTCAAGTGGGTGCCGCGGTATCGCATCCCGAAGTGGGAAAACTTATCGATATGTCGGAAGCTATTAATAATGAAACAGGATTAACGGATGCTTCTGTTAAAATTGTTCCATATAATGGATACGGAGATAGTCGATTAATCCGACAATTACTGGAACTTGAAAAACCAGACGCAATCCTCCATTTCACCGATCCTCGATATTGGATTTGGTTGTATCAAATGGAACATGAAATTCGTCAAAATATTCCTATGTTCTTTTATGCAATTTGGGATGATCTTCCGTATCCATATTATAATGAAAATTTCTATCGGTCGGATGATTGGATAGGATGTATCAGTAAACAGACATACAACATTGTAAAACATGTATCCCGTAAGGAACCTCGTGCTCCGTGGTCATTGAGTTATGTACCACATGGTATTAATACCAGTAAATATCATCCACTACCAGATGATAATGAAGAATTAGTAGAACTTCGAAAGAAGTTATTTAATGGTGATGAGGTAGATTATGTAGTGTTTTATAACAGTCGTAACATTCGTCGTAAAATGACTTCGGATATTCTGTTAGCATTCGATGTACTCATGAAAAAATTACCAGAAGAACAACGCAAGAAATGTCGTATGGTGATGCATACACAAAAGATTGATGAGCATGGAACGGATTTACCTGTAGTTATTCGTGATGTAGTTCCTGATATCGAACCGTATGTTGTTTTCTCCGATGAACGCATTGATTCGAAGAATATTAATTTGTTGTATAATATCGCAGATGTAACCATCAACCTATCCAGTAACGAAGGATTTGGATTGGGCACATGTGAAAGTATGATGGCTGGCACCCCGATCATTGTAAATGTTACAGGTGGATTACAAGATCAGTGCGGATTCAAAAATGACGAAGGAGAATATCTCGACGCCGAACACGATTTTACTTACGAATGGGGTTCTAATCACGATGGTCGTTTCCGTGATCACGGTGAATGGGTATTCCCTGTATTCCCCGCATCACGATCACTACAAGGATCACCACTAACACCATATATTTTTGATGATCGGTGCTCGTGGGAAGAAGCTGGGCAAAAGTTACTGGAAGTATATAATCTAGGAAGAACTGAACGCAAACGGCGTGGTGAATTAGGCCGTCAATACGGATTAGGACCAGGACAATTTACTGCAGATCGTATGTGTGAATTGTTCATTGAACATATGGAAAATGCGTGGGAGAACTGGACCCCGCGTGAACGATTTACTTTGGTGAAGGGATAAGGTTATGAATATTGAACGCAAACCATTATGTATAGTACGTGCTCCGTGTGCAACGCGTAGCGGATATGGCGACATGAGTCGTGATATTATTCGTCATCTTATTGAATATGATAAGTTTGATGTGAAAGTACACAGTGTAAATTGGGGTGACACGCCAATGAATGCGCTGGATAAAAATAATCCAAAAGATAAGATGATTTTGGATCGTATCATTCATGGAGGACAATTGTCACAACCAGAATTATATGTCACCATCACCATTCCAGCAGAGTTCGAACCTATTGGTAAGTATAACATTGGTATCACGGCGGGAATCGAAACTAGTGTTGCGTCAGTTGAATGGGTACAAGCATGTAATAAAATGGATTTGGTGTTGACCATCTCAGAACATTCTAAGAATGTATTTAACTTTTCAAAGTATACACAACAAGACCAAAATGGAAATAAATTGGCCGAGATAAGTGTTACTAAACCTATGGAAGTTTTACATAATTGTATTGACACGAATATATTTAAGAAATTGGAATATGAGTTTAATCTAGAACAATCTATAAAAGACACACTTAATACCATTCCAGAAGATTTTTGTTATTTGTTTGTTGGTCATTGGCTTCGTGGAGAATTTGGCGAAGATAGAAAGAATGTTGCACTACTGGTTAAGATTTTCTTGGAGACATTCCGACAAGTACCAGGAAATACCAAACCTGCTTTGATTTTAAAAACTAGTTCTGCTGGATTTTCTATTTTGGATCGTGAAGAAATATTGAAAAAAATTGATCAGCTACGAGAAACTATTAAATTAGACGCTGGACAAGTTATGCCTAATATTTATTTACTACACGGTGAGTTGACTGACAAGGAAATGAATTCTTTGTATAATCATCCAAAAGTAAAGGCACATGTTTCTTTCACAAAGGGAGAAGGATTTGGTCGCCCATTACTTGAAGCTTCGATTAGTGGTAAACCTGTTATCGCTTCTGGATGGTCGGGACAATTAGATTTCTTGGATAAAGAAAACTCTGTACTGGTTGGTGGTGAACTCAAACCGATTCACGAAAGTTCTGTTTGGGACACGGTATTGATTCGTGAATCTACATGGTTTGCACCAGATATGAATCAGTGTGCAAATGCAATGTACGCGGTGTATAAAAATTATGGAAACTTTAAAAAGAAAGCTTCTGTGTTGGCGAAGGACAATCGAAAGAAGTTTTCGTATGAAGTAATTCGTCAACGAACATTTGATTTGTTAAACAAGTATGTACCTGAATTTCCGAAAGAAACAAAATTAATTTTACCAACACTTAAGAAATTATAATTCATGGCGTTTTTTGATGATATTCGATCACAATTTGGTGTTCGTAGATTTACATCACAGAAAGGATTAACACCAGGCAAAGTAGTACAGTTCACATACGATGATGAACAAAAATATGCACTGGTGTTAAATCCTACGTGGGAGGGTAAGATGCACGCCCTGTCACTACGCTCTGTGAATGCGGGGTCTATGCAAGAAATTTTATCTTTGGTGGGAAGTAAACAAGCTCCCGATCAAATATATTCGTTATTCAAAACATCTAAATTTGTAGCGGATAGACCCTATAGAACATATTTATTAAGTAAGATACAGGCTTTACGAGAAATTTATATAAAATCACCACTGATGGGAGAAGCAGATGCAAAACCCACTGACAGGGGAACTACAGAAGGAAAAGCCTAGATACACAAAACGATATATACAAGAAAAAGATTACTGGGCAGTTTGGAATTTTATCTTTACAGGTAAACTAGTAGATACTGTTTGGTTGCAGGAACCACAATAATTTAAGTTAAGGAAGGGTTATATGACAGAAGAAGGTAATGTTAGTAAAAAACCACTGAGTGCAGCTAATAAAGTTGCAGTAGTTCTCGGTGGTTGTGGTTTTATAGGACATCATCTAGCTCGTCGATTACAAACCGAGGGATATTGGGTACGCGTGGCAGACATCAAAAAACAAGAATATTGTGATGTGTCTACATTTGCAGATGATGTAATGTACGGGGACTTGTCCGACTACCAAACATGTGTACAGGCATTGAGCCTCGGTCGTACCGATGTGGAAGTATATCAACTGGCCGCCGATATGGGTGGAGCCTCGTACATCTTCACTGGTGAGCATGATGCTAATGTGATGACCAACTCCGCGTTGATTAATTTACATACATTAAAAGCAATGGTGGCACTGGGATTGAAGCGAGTATTTTATTCTTCGTCTGCATGTATCTATCCAGAGCATAACCAGTTGAATCCCGACAATCCAAATTGCGAAGAAAGTTCTGCATATCCGGCAAATCCAGATTCGGAATATGGGTGGGAAAAGTTATTTAGCGAACGATTATATTTGTCCTATATGCGTAATTATGGTATTGAACCTCGTATTGCACGATTCCATAATGTATATGGTATAGAAGGTACGTGGGACGGTGGTCGTGAGAAAGCGCCGGCGGCAATCTGTCGTAAAATCGCCATGATGCAAGATGGTGGTGAAATAGAAATATTTGGTGACGGAAAACAAACACGATCATTTTTATATGTCGATGAGTGTGTTGATGGAATTTTACGGTTAATGCATTCCGAATTTTCCGGACCTGTTAATGTAGGATCCGAAGAAATGGTATCTATCAATCAGTTGGCCGACTTGGTAATGCATATTGCAAATAAAAAACTTAGTATCAAACACATACCTGGTCCACTAGGTGTACGCGGAAGATCATCCGATAATCGTTTAATTCGTGAAAAACTTCAATGGGAACCAATTTCACCACTTGAGGTCGGAATGACGAAAACCTATAACTGGATTCTTTCGCAGGTACCGAAATGATTACTCATGTTTCACTAGGAAATGCTGGTCGGTTTGGTAATCAAATGTTTCAGTTGGCAGCATTAATTGGTATCGCTGAAAAGAACGGGTATGACATTAAAATTCCTGTTGAAAATACAGGCAATCCATTTACCTTTTATGATTTGTCTACGCAACAAGCAGAACCAACAGGAATGGAATTACGAAATCCGTTTGACATTCCCGATGAATATTTTGCACCGTTTGCCGACATATCGTCTGTGGTCGATAAACGATATCAAGAACCATTCTTTCATTTCAATAATCAAACATTTGATATCCCAGACAACTCCGATATTTCCGGATATTTTCAAAGTGAAAAGTATTTCAAACACGCCGAAGAAAAGGTACGCGCACTCTTTACTTTTCGTCCCGAAATACAAGAATTAGCGAAGCAAGAATTAGCAAAGGTAAAGAACGATGCTCCACGAGTATCTATCCATGTACGCCGCGGCGATTATGTAGCAAATTCTGTGAACCATACGGTAACTGGAATGGAGTATTACACAGAAGTTATTAATAAATTTTTTAGTAAGGAACCCTATAGATTCGTAGTATTCTCCGATGATCCTGAATGGTGTAAAGAAATGTTTGAAGGTGGATATATCGTAGATATTAATAATTCGTATGTGGAAATGTGTATGATGAGTATGTGCGACCACCATATCATTGCTAACAGTTCATTTAGTTGGTGGGGAGCGTGGTTAAACTCCAATCCCAAAAAGATTGTTACCGCACCATCGAAGTGGTTTGGACCAAATCTCCGTCACAACAGTGTGATGGATTTATTACCTCATGAATGGTTTTGGGTATGAGATTAAAAGAATTTTATTATCAAATGGAAGATGTTGACGGAATTGGTTTATCTGACAAGGGTGACCGACATCCATCACACAAGCACTTTTACATAGATGCATATGACAATTTATTTTCCGCGTGGAAAGATGAACCTATTCAATTAATGGAATTGGGTATTGCTTCGGGTGCAAGTTTGTTACTGTGGTCGCAGTATTTTACTAAGGGGATTGTTACTGGATTGGACATTGTAGAACCTGTACGAAAGGAGTATTTGCAGAGTTTACCTAATACAAATATGATATTTGGTGATGCATATGATAACGATAATGCAAAATATTTAGTAGAAAATTTACCAAAGCAAGATGTATTCATCGAAGATGGTGCACATGATATTGATAACCAAATTTCTGCGTTGATGAAGTATCATTCACTAGTAAAACCAGGTGGGTATTATATCTGTGAAGATTTATTTATTGCCAACCTTGCCAAATACTTGATCGACGGAGTATATCAAATTACAGACAGAAATTTCACCACTACTATATTAGATTATCACAATCGTCCAAATGGATTGGCAGATGATGTAATGGTTATTATTCAATTCTTAAACTAACATGAAAATAGCACTGTGTTTATCTGGCCAACCCCGAGGATTACCGTTATCACTTAAAATGTTAAAGGCAAATCTCATAGGCATTGAAAACATGGATGTGTTTCTCCATGCGTGGTTTGATCCCGATACTATCGGTCAGCCATATGATAGTGCTCAAGCGCATCAACAAGGTCGTGTGGGATTAGTACATCCACAAACCGAAGAATTGTTGCTGAGTTTAAATCCCAAAGAACATTTGTTCGAACCGCAAAAAGATTTTCTATTTGCTAGACAATTTATATCGCCACCAGAAGCAAATCAAGAACGGATGGCTAGTATCTTCTATTCGATTTATACTGCAAATATGCTTAAAAAGAAATATGAATTGGAGCATGGGTTTGAGTATGATTTAGTTATTCGGGCACGATATGATTTGTTGTTTGAGAGTCCAATCAATCCACTGGATTACTGGGAACAATCACGAACGCATATAGTAACTGCGGAAAAGTTTCAAGGACTTCGAAACGATCCCAACTTTCATCAGGGTGGATACACCTTAACAGATATTTTCGCATTTTCTACATCAAAGAACATGGATGTATTTTGCGACACCTATCCACACATGTCATTTATCCATACGCAAATTAATCCTCCATACGGAGAAAATTATTTGGGATTCCGAGTTAGAGTTATGGGTGGTATCGACGCATATTGTGCTCCGTTTAATTATGAAATTATGCATCGGGTGGTAAATATTAACAATATAGATGAATTGGAAAAACTTTACTCATGAAAATAGCTGTATGTTTGTCTGGTCATTATAGAACCCACGATACTACTTTTATCAACTGGTGTGAAAAATTATATTCCAAATATGATTGCGATGTATTTTTTCATACATGGGATGTTAATGGAACCAGAATAGGATTTCAAAATGATGAGGTGGCGGTAGAAGATTTAACTCCATTGGAATATACGGTTGATCAATTAAAAGAGAAGTTTAAATTTACTGATGTAATTGTTGAAAATTATAAAGATTTACATGAAACATTTTTACATGTAAGTGCAGTCGCCAGAGAACGAAGAAAACATATACCAGAGTTGGAAAATAGACGAGCTGTTCATTTGTATTCCATGTGGTATAAAGCATTACAATGTTTTGAATTAATGGAAAATTACGCAAATCAAAATAATGTTAAGTATGATATAGTAATAAAATCACGACCCGATTTGATTGTTTTTGATCCGACTATTCAAACCACATATCAATTTGAGCATCTGCCTCCGATTACTTTAAATGAATTAGAACTCGACAAAGTAACAATTCCACTGTTTAACAAATCAGATGAACTACACGATTATTTTGCAGTGGGTACTGTAGACTTGATGCGTAAATATCACCAGTTGTATAATCATATGTCATATTTGTTAGACAATATTAGTTTGGCAGATTTTTTAAATCCACATACATTATTGTACAACTACACGGAATTATTTGATATACCCGTAAAACCAGTACGAAACTTTATAACTATACAACGATAATATGAGAACAGATTTTACACCAGATAATGTTGAACTATGGATATCTAATTGGAAACGAAAGGATTTGATGGATGGATTCGCACGGCAATGGTTAAATACTTTTGATTTTGAACGAGTCAATATCATTACCAATAATTCATCGGTGACCATAGAAGATTTTGCTGATGATATCAAACCTAGGATAAAGATTTGGAATAATGTAATGCGACACGATTATGCTATCGGCCCCATGGTCGAGAATTATAATCAAGCATATGTTCACACCTTTCTCGCAGGTAAAAAATATTGTATTACGGCGCACGATAATATGAATATTCTTCCAGGATGGGTTGACATTATCAAGCAAACTGATTATGATTTATATATGGCACCGCAAGGTGATCAAGTTACATTAATAACCTTAGAAGGGTTGCGACGATTTGGTTGGTGGGACGAACGATACGCAACCAACGGTAATCATGAACTAGATTATTCGTCACGAGCATTACGAAAGGACTTAGGACACAATAAAGCGTCTATTGTAGATTATCATGGGTGGCATAATTGGCCTGAACAAGTTCAAGTAGAGGGACAGATTATTAGTCCAATTTGTAAAACGGGGCATCTTGAATATGGTGATGGGTTTCCATATCTCAGATGGAATGATGTAGGATTGGACAAGTATTGGGTACGCGTATCGAAACATCAAGTACCACAGTGTGGACCAAAAACAGAAAAATTTGAGAAGTTAACGTGGAATGACAGGAAGTGGAGAGGTCAAGCACCAAACATCTTTGAAAATTTCGCACAAGGGCCAGCAGAGGAAGAAATTGATTGGTACCCGTGGTTAGACATAAATTCTTTAAATTTCGACATTTGCAAAATTACATAGGGGAAATATTAATGTTAACAGAAAAGATACAAGCAGCACTTGAAGACATCCGTAATGGTAAACCAATCATTGTCGTAGACAGTTATGATCGTGAAAACGAAGGTGACTTGATGATTGCTGCCGAAAAGGCAACACCTGAAACCTTGGCCTTCATTGCGAAAGAAGCACGGGGTATCATGTGCATTCCCACACCAAAGTTTATGTTGGATCGTTTGGGCATTCCCATGAGTCCGTCCAATAATAACGATAAGTTTTCTACACCATTCGCAGTAAGTATTGACGCTCGTGATGGTGTCACTACTGGCGTTAGTGTAGAAGATCGTATGGTTACAATTGGATTGGTATTGGACGAAAATACCAAGCCAGAGCAGTTAGCTTACCCAGGACATTTATTCCCACTTCGTCCACGATCAGGTCTCCTAAAAGATCGTCAAGGTCATACCGAAGCATCAGTACAGTTAGCAATGATGGCGGGTACGAAACCAGTGGCTATTATTTGTGAAATCATGAATGATGATGGTAGTATGTCCCGCATTCCAGATTTGGATCCATATGCAAAGAAATGGAATTTAAATATGATTTCTATCGATGAAGTTATTGAATATTGTAATGAAATTGGATGGGAACCTTCAATTCAAGTTGGGTAATATATGGCACACAGAGTATACAAGGGTACATCAATCGGTGGTAGTCCGATTGTAACAATGGTAGACAATCATGTATATAAAGGAATGGCTATCGAAGGAGCTCCGTTATACACGGTGAATGATAATCGTTTGTTTAGAGGGAGATCTTATTCAGGTTCTCCATTAGCTACATTACACGAGAATCGTATATTTTTGGGAATGTCCAAGCAAGGTGATCCATTAGCAACTATTGTGGATAATAAAAGTTATAAAGGAATGGCAGTATTTGGGTCGCCAATAGCAACATCACCTGATAACAATAAGTTGGCGGTCTTTGCAGCAACATATCATATACTGAAAGGATAATATGTCCGAATTAGTTACACGGGCCTACAATCGATTTGATGTGGATGCGACACGGGGGATACTTAGAAAGATAAGTTCTACCGAACGACTGCGTGATGAAATTTTGTATTATAAAACCCTGCAGACAACCTTCCCCGACAAATCAATTTATTTTCCACGACTACTCGACAGCATTCATCATGTGAAAGATGATTACTGGATGGATCTGGAACTGTATGATTATCCCAATCTGGGTAGTTACTTACTGGCGGACAATATTATGCCGTCGTGGGATGATTTATTTTCTAAATTGTCGAACATATTAACGGAATGGTCAGAAGCACATCCGTATACAAAATGGACAGAGGATGAAATTCGTTCGGCTGCATATGACATGTATATAACAAAGACCGAACGAGAATACACTAATTTTTATAATGGTTGGCGAGATAAGTTTGAATCTTTATTTATTGATCAAATAAGAAATCATATATTATACATCAATAACAAAGAATACAAACCATTTGAAATGATATGGCCGCAGATAAAATCATATATCGAAAAAAATATGTTACAATTTACACCATCAATGATTCATGGTGATTGTTGTTTCAGTAATATTTTATATGGACAAGAGAAAAACATTATTCGATTCATTGATCCTCGTGGATCGTTTGGTAAAGTAGGAATATTTGGTGACATTAGATATGATGTTGCAAAATTACAACACTCGGTTGATGGATTATACGAAGCGTTTATAACTGATAAATTTACTGTCGATGCTCGTGGAAATGCATATGAACTGAATATTCGTACCGGATCTATTGCACATACAGAAATCAATATTGCGTATGAAAAATTTCATAAAACATTTTTCCCACAATTTAAACTGAAAGATATCAAGATTATTCAGGGATGTATCTTTATTGGTATGTGTGCACGACACTATGATAGTATGGAAAGACAACGAGCAATGTACTTGACTGGCATTCGTTTATTGAATGAGGCATCACAATTATGAATGTACTTGTTTTGATGGCCGGTAAAGGTCAACGATTTGTAAAGGAAGGGTACGCAACTCCCAAACCACTCATAGAAGTAAATGGAAAAACTATACTACAATGGACTACCGAGTCCTGTCCATATATTAAACATGATGGCCGGAGTCAATATAATGATGTAAAATTACATTTCGCTGTGTTACAAGAACATTTAGAAACTGGATTGGATAGATTTTTATATTCCATATACGGTCGCAATATTGAAATTATTCCGTTTAGAAAAATTACTCGTGGTAATTTAGAAACTGCTCACATCGCATGTAAACGAATGTTAAACACCGGGGATGATTTGTTGGTGTTGGATTCTGACAATAAATACAATGATAATAATATGTCACAGTTTATTGATCGTTTACCAAAACAAACACATACAATGGCAGTAATGTGTTTTGACAACCTTGACAAATCATTACCGAACAAATGGTCGAATGTAAGTATTGAAAAAGGAGTTGCAACGGGTATACGAGAAAAAGATGATGCGTGGATAGAACATCCATCACTCATAGGTACTTTCTATTTTGCGAATACAGATTTCTTTATCAATTATTCATCGTATATTATTAATCACGAAAAACCTGTGATCTTCGGTGGTAACCGAGAATATTATATGAGTATGGTTCCTTCACACTTATTAAAAGTGCAACGGGTATATTCACATAAAATAACAGATGTAATACCGTTAGGTACACCGGAAGATGTCAAACAATTTGAGGGAATATATGATTATAGCGTTTGACCTGGACAACACTATCTGCGAAAATAAACTTGGTGATATGACGTACGCCGATGTGAAACCGTTTCCAGAAGCATTAGACACATTAAAATGGTTAAAGGCAGAAGGACATACTATTATTTTACACACCGCACGACACATGAAAACTTGTGGTGGGAATCAAGGAAAGGTATTGGCAAAACAAGGAAAAGTTTTATTCGATTGGTTAGATACATGGGAGATACCATACGATGAAATTTGGTGGAGCAAGCCACACGCCGATCTAATAGTAGATGATGCAGTACATAGACACACAGAGTGGTCTTCCACAGTGGAAGCCATTAAGAACCGAATACAAAAAGGTCCGCGGGGACCGGAGAATCCATAATTATGTCAGAACCTACTTTCTTTTTCGACACAGCAGACACAAACTATATTCGTAAGACATGGGATAAACTTGGTAAACACATCGACGGTGAATCGGTAATTGGTATTACGACAAATCCAAGTGCGTTGGCAAAAGTAAACTGTGATACTTTAAATAAGTTTGAAAAACTTGTTACTGAACTCTGTGAACTTGTTCACGACATTCGTGGACAAAGTGCATTTGGGTTGGTATATGTGCAAGTTCCTAATTCATTGATGGACCCCGATGAAATTATTGAATGGGCCAAGTACATTAAACAATTCAATGGTAATGGAGCAGCAATCGCATTAAAAATTCCACATTTTAATTACGCGGTACAACTAACAGAAGACCCAGAATTCCATGAGTTATATGTGAATGTCACTGGTGTTGCTGATGCTGGAACGATTGTGAAATCTATGAGTTTTAATAATATATTTTTTGGTAGTATTATTCCAGGTCGTATGGAAGAAGTGGGTATCGATGCTAACTCTCATTTAGAATTTTTAGCAAACACACAATTCCACAAACATCAAAATATTATTGCGGGAAGTATGCGTACGATTGAAGGACTTCGCAATTCCATTTATTATCACACCGTTCCTACGATTGGTAGTCGTGTGTGGGATATCATTGACACTGAAAATGGATGGGAACAGTTTGCTTCATACTGGGAATATACATATTCTGCACCTGAGTATCCTGTTGCGACCTATCCACCATTCACGACCGGAACAAATATTGACTTAAGTAAACAGTTCTTTGATCAAATGGATATATTAGGTGAAAGTATATACAAAGAGTTTATTGGTAAATGAATATAATTATTCCTATGGCTGGTGAAGGAACTCGTGTAAAAAGCACGGTTCCCAAACCACTGGTAGAAGTATTACCAGGTAAAACCATGATTGAAATGGCATTGGAATCGTTAAATATTGATGGACATTATTGTTTTATTGTAAGACGATATCAAAATAATGATTGGAATGTGGCTCTTCGTGATTCGATTCGTAAAACCGTAGGGCAAGCAGTTGTTGTAGAAATTGATTATCTTACCGATGGTCCTGCTATATCCGCGTTACATGCACCTGAATTATTTTTTGGCAATACAGATTTGTTAGTTACAAATTGTGACCAAATTATGCATTGGGATGCTGATAAATTTATAGAATTTACCAAAACAACAGACGCAGTTGGTGCTGTGGTGACTTATAATACCAACACACCAAAGAACAGTTACGCATTGGTTACCAATACAGAACACACATATCCGATATTTACCCAAGTAAGAGAAAAGGAAGTGATTAGTAACTATTCCTTAAACGGTATTCACTGGTGGAAGTATGGTAACGATTTCGCATCTTCTGTGCATACGATGATGGAAAAGAAAAATACTGTTAATGGTGAATATTATGTAGGTCCGACATATAACTACTTGGAAGGCATTAAACGAGTATATGATATACCTCCGTCAGAACACTATGCCGTAGGAACCTTGGAAGATATTGAACAATATAGAGTATTGTATGGAAATAAAACGAATTGAGGATATGACCCGTGGATGGTTTATTGGAAACTTTAATCCATCCGTGTTAATGACCAGTGACTTTGAAGTAGGATATCTTTGTCACAAAAAAGGGGAAACTTGGGGTACGCATTATCACAAGAGAGCTGTAGAAATTAATTATTTAATTCGTGGAAAGATGCGAATTCACGGACAACTATTGACAACAGGAGATATATTCACTATATTTCCGTATGAGATAGCAGATCCAGAATTCTTAGAAGATTGTGAATTAATTGTTGTTAAATTACCGTCTGTCATAGGCGACAAATATAATTTAGTAGAAGAGGTAAAAAAATAAAATGAGTGTGAATATTTTTACAAGAGATATTGATTTATCTAAATATTTTGTAGTTAAGTATTTTCTTTCGGGGAAAACTTCACTACGAGATGCCGCGTGGAATTTGGCAATTGGGCAAAGCATCGGCAATCCGAACAATCGTAGTGTGTGGGAAACGGACCAGATGTTTCGTGATCACAGTTGTTTTGTTCTCGCTGATGAAAATGAATTGAAGTCAAAGTTTTCCGGTGAAGTTGATATCGCATTTCCCTTAGAAAATCTCAACTTAGAAGAAGATGGTATCTCTCAAATTCTCTGTCATATCGCTGGTGGTCAAGTAGATATTCTGGAAATTGAACAATGCCATGTGTTAGATGTAACACTACCGGTACATATTGAACAACAGTTTGCATTGAAACCAGCATATGGTATTGATGGATTCCGTAAATTTAATGGTGTCGAAGGTAAACCATTCTTCGGTGGTATTATCAAACCCAAGGTTGGAATGAGTCCCGAGGTATTGTTAGAAGCCGTGAAGGAAATGGTGTATGGCGGTGTAAACTTTATTAAAGAAGATGAACTCCTTGGTGACCCCGCACATTGTCCATTATCCAAACGAGTTCCACTAATTTCAAATTGGTTGGCACAAAATGCCCCGAATGTAATGTACACATTCTGTATTAATGGTGACAGTCCGTACGCATTACAACGAGCACAGTTCGTTTCAGATGAAGGTGGATTGGGCGTCCATATTAATGTGTGGAGTGGATTGGGTATATATCGTGCAATCCGTAAACAGAATCCCAATCTGTGGATTCACTTCCAGAAGTCTGGGGACAAATTCTTTACTGACCGGCGTGCACCAAATCATATTTATTGGCCTGTCATCTGTAAGATTGCTGGTTGGTCTGGTGCAGATTCTATCCACGCAGGTATGATTGGTGGATACATGAATCAAGACGATACCGAACTTCAAGATGCATTGAAAGTGTTGTGGAATTATAATGTCATCCCTGCACTTAGTTGTGGAATGCATCCTGGATTGGTTCAACATATTAATGGACTACTTGATAGTCATGATTGGATGGCAAATGTTGGTGGTGCAATGCATGGGCATCCCATGGGTACTCTCGCCGGTGGGTTGGCGATGCGTCAAGCAATCGATGGTACTCATGGAATGGAATACGAAACAGCCATTACGAAATGGGGACATGCAGAAGTTAATTCCGATTTACAATACAGAATTTTTTAAGAGAATTATATGACATTAATTAATAGAACCACCGATATCATTTCGAAGATTACTAAGTTACCTACCGACATATATGGACTAACGCATCGTCCATCGCTGGAGCCACATATTTCCGATGATACGGATTGGCTCGGTACTCCTGATCCAGAACCACCATTACATTTTACACCGTTGGATCATGATGCATTGACATATGCGTATAATAAACTTACCTCACCACCAAAGTTAATTGTGGAAATTGGAGTCAATCGTTCTGAGAGTTATGAAGTATCATCTACTTCTACACTCTTGAAATTAAAACCACAAGAGTGTATGTATATTGGTATTGATTTGGATGACAAGTCGGCAATCAATAGTATTGAACACAACATATTTACAATTCAAGATGATTCTGCTAATTATGAAAAATTGTATCAATTGATGGAATGGTACGGACACGAACAAATTGATTTCATGTTTGTGGATGGGTGGCATTCCGTTAATCAAGTATTAAAGGAGTGGAAGTATTGGGAAAAGATGATTACCAATGGGGTCATGGCATTCCACGATACCAATTATCATCCAGGTCCGGTGGCGTTACTTGACGCCATTGACACGAGTATATTTTCCGTTGAATATTTTGGGCTCGGAGAAGCTGATTGGGGAGTAGGTGTGGTGCAACGATTCGAGGTGTGATATGATTAAAGGTTTAATTTCTATCTTTGTATTACCCCACGAGATTGATAATTTACATTTAACATTATATAATCTCCGTCGTAATGCAGAATTTAATCAAGATGTGCAATATAAATTTGACATCACACTGTGTTTAAGTGATGAGATGATTGATTGGGCACAATCAAAACTTCCTCGTGAATATTTTGCTGACAAGTTTCATGCTACCGTCACAACATTATGTAAGTGGGCAGACGCAAATAGCACATTTAGAATAGAATACGAAGATAAAATATTGGGGTGTGTGTCGCAACGCCGACATACATTACAATATGTTGATGAATGTGATTTTACTTTGTGGTTGGATAATGACTTATTCTTCGGTGATAAGTTTCTTGGATATTTGGGAAGTGCAATCAACGCTATTCAAAAAAATGGAATTGAATATTATGTAGTAACCCCACAAATTACCAGACAATGGGATTCTACATGGGATGTACTCGTTAATGAAGATTTATTGAATAAACCATTTAATGATAATTTGGTGGCAAATGTATTTGATTTGGGGTTACGAGACAATGGTGTTGGTGTTGTTCCCATCCCCAACTTTAAGGCAGCCGGTGGATGGGGTACGGTACTTAGTAGTAAGTTATTAAAGATGGTTGGCATACCCGACTCGTTTGGACATTACGGTTTAGAAGATACATATGTATTAACATGTGCGCAAATGCTTCGTGAACACGGAGTACCGATACAACAATATGTACTCAACGGATTACTGGCATGCGAAAATCACAGTGGGCAAACTAATGAATATTTACGAAAGAATATTTATTTAAAAGATAGAAAAGATGAGTTTAGACAAATAGCAACACAGAATTACGGACAAGAACTTCAACGGTTTTATAATGAAAATATTCTACAGAATAAGTGAATCCAGTAATTCACAACATGCACAACAACGAACATGGCAAGTTAAGTTATCTAACGCCACGAAACAACGGTGTTTGTTAAATGTACTGAATTGTTTCCCCACGGCAGAAATTACCATATTTGTGGATTCGATTAGCGATGAAACATGGAAGTGGTTAAATGAATTATCGGATGCAACAGAACGAGTTAATCTCGTCAAGATACAAGCAGGGTCCGATGCTAAGTCAATGCGAGTATTATTAGACGAAGTGCAAAAGATTACAAATGATAAAGAAATTGTTTTGTTTCAAGAAGACGATTACCTATATCTTCCTGGC